AGGCTCGTCGAAAAAAAAAGGGAAAGGGAACTAGAATAGTAACCCGTCCTCTTGGTGGAAAGGTTCTTTGATTATGAAGCTCCTGGGAGAGTTTATTCTCTCTCTTGGGAGCTTTTGTTCTTAAAATCACCGAATTTATTCGGTATATAGTTTGTGAAGTGAAGCCATGGAGCTCGAAGACGCGCAGCGTCCCGGCCGTTAAGGCCGTCGAGCGGCGTAACGAAACAGTTTTCGCGCTCGAAAGTACCGTCTTTCGAAGCGCAGAATATTATTGCATGATTATGGATACATTCGATTTTCGCCCTCGTTTTTCCCCCGTGATTGACAGTATTCCTTACCGTTTTTCTGTTGCGGCTTATCGCGGCAGGAAGCGCGTCGTTATCGCTTGGTTCTCCGAGCAAGAGCCTGCCAATGATTATCTCATTCGCTGCCGCCTTAACTACCCTGCTGTAAAGTTTGACTGTCTTAAGAGTATTTTTTAATGCCCTGTTCCTCTCCCATATGGATACGCAACCGTCGTTATTTCGATAAGAAGAATCCTTGTCGAGACGGTTCTGATGTTGCAAAGTCTGCACTTGCTCTTCGCCCTTGGGATGTCGCGCGTCAATGGTTGATGGTCCCTTGCGGCAAGTGTGAAGAATGCTTGCGTCGTCAGCGCAATAATTGGTTTGTGCGGCTGGAGCGTGAGCTTGCCCGCTGCAAGGCTGAATCTCAACAGGCTATTTTTATTACGATAACTATAGCCCCTATGTATTATGATGAAGCGCTGAAAGACCCCTCTAGGTTTATTCGGCGATGGAATGAACGCGTGCGGCATAAACTCGGCCATTCTTTTAAGCATGCGTTTTTCCAGGAGTTTGGCACTCATCCGGAAACGGGAGCGGAGCCGCGTCTCCACTTCCACGGTTTTCTCTTTGGAACAAACTGTATGTATAATGAAATCAGAACAGCCGTCCGTGATTTAGGCTTCGTTTGGCTCGCAAAAGGTACGCAGCAGCGAGCGCGATACGTTGTTAAATATGTTACTAAGCAAATTCAATTTAACCCCGAAGATGTTTCGGGTAAATTTGTTACTCTAAATGGAAATATTACACCTTTATCTACAGTGCTCCAACATCGCCGTTATACGCGAAAATTCATATCTGCTGGCGTTGGTGATTTTCTCGGTTATATGCCTCGCCCTGCTGCTCGTACTTCGACGTGGTCTTATTTCGATTTTGAGAAGCGTATCAATTATAATTACTCGATCCCTCGATACTATCTTAAATATCTTAAATCTGAAGATGAGGTTACTCGCTCGATTGCCGCTGCTGATGCTTATGCACGTTTTAGCAAGTCTCCTCTGGTTAAGCGTATTGTGTCTCTGTGTGTTGAGCGGTTCTCCCTCAATTCCGCCGTATCCCGTAGAGCGTCGTATACATGGGAGCAAAAGCAGATAATGCGTTTTTCTGTCTCCTCTCGCAAGATGCCGGATTTTGACCCTCCTGCTTGGCTCGATCAGGATGTTGTTCGATTTTGGCAGGATCATTATAAACTTCAATTAATCATTTAATTTATGGGAAAACAACCCTTCATCTCACATGCTGTAAATGGCTACTCTCGCTATGATGTTCCCGAGAGTAAAGCCTTTACGTGCACGCCGGGTATTTTGTATCCGGTGCGAATTGATTTTATTAATGCTCGTGATCGCGTGTCTATTGAGCAGGGTATTGATGTTCGCAGCAACCCTCTTGCTGTTCCGTCATTCAATCCTTACACGATTCGCTTGCATCGTTTTTGGGTGCCGCTTCAGTTATATCATCCTGAGATGAGAACGAACAGCAGCAAGTTTGATATGAATGACTTGAGCTTGAATTTCGTTGCCGCTGCGTCGACCGCGTCTTACCCATTCACCAACAACAATTACCCTTATTCCAACTCGTTGCTTCGCTGGTTGCGCATTATTCCCGCTTCTATCCCGGCAACAACCTCTAGCAATGTTCCTATGTCGGCTAACCTTTCAGAAGCTCAATTAGGATATCCTTTAGGTTGGTGCACTGCCGATTCTTATCTCGCTTATTGGGATATTGTCCGCAATTTCTACGGCTATTCTCAGTGGGGACTCTATTCTTTCGCTTGGCCTAGTAGTTGGTATTTTATCCCTAATAGTACTGGTACTGCCTATAACGTCCTTCAGTTCAGTGATAACCAGACGTTTTTCTCTCAAAGATTTGGAAACCTCGAATACCTTGATGCTTATTTTGAGAGCCAGTTCTATCCTTCGGCTGTGCCGTCGTCAAATAACACATATAACAGAGGAAATCTTTTTTCCCAGATACTGCTTTCGGACCTTGGCGCCACGATTACTGCATCCAGGGATGGTTATCCCGTCTCTTCCATCTATCCTGGAAGTACCTCGTTGTCTGCCGCGGGCCCTGCAAACCAACTCTCTACTGCCCCTGCCTCCACAACCGTCACTACGCTCGGATCATTTCTCGTCGCCCATCCGATGGCCGTTATACCTTCGAACCCTGATCGCTACAGTAGATTGCTTCCCGTCGGTAGTTCTGCGGGTATCTCCATGGCCGGCGTTTCGACCATACCGCAGCTGGCTATTGCCTCTCGCCTTCAGGAATACAAGGACCTTTTGGGCGCCGGCGGCAGTCGTTATAGCGATTGGTTGGAAACATTTTTTGCCTCTAAGATTGAGCATGTCGATCGTCCGAAGCTTTTGTTTAGTGCTTCACAGACTGTTAATGTGCAGATTGTCATGAATCAGGCAGGACAAAATAATTTTGCCGGACCGAGTATCAACGGCCCTCTTGGTCAGCAAGGCGGTGCTATCGCATTCAATGAACGCCTTGGCCGTCGCCAATCTTATTACTTTCGTGAGCCTGGTTATATGATTGATATGCTGAGTATCCGCCCTGTCTACTATTGGTCGGGCATCTACCCTGATTACCTCCATTACACCGGCGCTGATTATTTTAATCCGATCTATAATGATATTGGGTATCAGGATGTTCCTGGATTCCAATTCGGTTTCGGAACTACCTCGGCTTCGGAAGCTGTGGCCTATGAACCGTGTTTTAACGAGTTTCGATCCTCGTATGATGAGGTTCTTGGTCAACTGTCTCGATTTCAAGGTACTACTGGCGGTACACCTCTTTATTCTTATTGGGTTCAACAGCGTGTTTTGTCAGCGAGCTATAACCAGTATTACTCCCTTCTGTTCGTGGATGTTGATCAGGTAAACTCTCCGTTCGCCTCTAAGGTTGAGGATAATTTCTTTGTCAACCTTTCGTATTCTATTCAGAAGAAGAATCTGGTTAACAAAACATTTGCGACCCGTTTGTCGAATCGTTAATTTACTAATTCTATGGCACTTGATTGGTTACTCGAGGACGCTCCCGCCTACATTTCCCGCGGTCAGCGCATCCTTTCGGTTCTTGACGGTTCTGGCTCCGTTGATGTTCTTCCTGGACGTCCGGATGTGAAGGCGGAACCCTCCGATTTTGAGAAAGGGGAGAAGTACAACCCCGATATCGATTTTGATCCTAACGCCTTCTCGCGTATGGACAAATTTGATGGTCTTGAAGTTGGACAGGAAATCATTGATTCTCAGCTTGATAGGTCGAAGACTCCTTCAGGACCCCTTAATTCTGAAGAAAAATAGTATATCCTTTACTTGACGATATATGCTACGTGCGCGGACCCCTTTTGCGAGAGTTCGTGAATCGCTGAAGGTTATTGGTAACGACTGCAGGAGAGGCCGCGCATTTTTCTATCGTTCTTTCTTGACCTCTATAGAAATTTATAAAACTTTGGGTTTTTATTGATTTTCATGGAGGTCGCAAAAAACTTAATTCTATGAATATCAAAGCTTTATTAAAGTCCAAGAAGTTTTGGACATTGATTGCAGCAGTTGTGTCTGCTCTTGCTGCCTTCTTCCTGTCATCGTGTTCTGCTCAGGCCAGGATGCAGCGCAGCGGTGTTCATATTGACACAGTACGTGTTGATTATATTATTCGTTCTAGAAATTTAACTCAAATGTAGTATGGCTATTCCTGTTGCTGCCGCCGCGTCTTTTGGTCAAGCCCTCGGTCAGTCTGCTGCCTCTACAGGTACTACCGGTCTGATCACTGGTGCTTTAGGCCAGCTTTTTGGCGGCATGAATGCCCGCCGCCAGTGGAAGTTTCAGCAAAAACAGATGAAGCTTCAGCAGAAGTATGCTCTCGAACAAATGCAGAAACAGTCTGAACTTTCCTATGCTAATTGGCAAAAACAGTTTGATTACGAAAACGCTTATAACGACCCTTCGAAAATCTTCGATCGCTATCTCAAAGCTGGCGTTACGCCTGCTGCCGTTTTAGGTTCTTCAGGTGTCGGCGTCAATGCTACAATGTCCGGCGGTTCTGCTTCTATGCCCTCCGCCTCCGGCCCTTCTGGCGGTGCTCCCGTCGGCTCTGGCGTCTTCGCCTCTGCCGATCCCGCTGCCATCGCGCAGAATATGGTTGCACGATCTACGGTTGACCGGAATACTGCTGCTGCTAACCGGGATGACGCCGAAGCTGAACTCATGAGAGGTAATACTCATAGCGCAGATTGGCGGAAGGAAATGGATAATCTTGAGAAGAAGTCTTTGGAGCATCAGATCAATAATGTTTCCGAATTAATTCGCCTTAATCGCGCCTTGGCTGACATTCATGCCGCTGATGCTGAGTACGCTGATCTTATGTCTACATATAAGTTTCAGGATTTTGTTGCCATGTATTCAAAACACGTTGAGGAAGCAAGTCAGATCAGGAAATATAACGATAAATATTTCGATTCTATTTATGCTGCTCAAATCGCCCGGGATTTCGCTGCTGCCTACGAATCTGCCGCCTCCGGTGATGTCTTGAACGTTGAATCCGAAATACGTAAGGTTAGCCTGGCTGATCTTCGCGAGTGGTTTGAACTCAATTGGGATTCGGAGATTGACGTTCCCGAGGTCGATGAGAAGGGTAGGCCTACTGGCAGAACGATGAAGATGACAGGTCGTCAGATTCACCAGAAGCTTATGGGTCTTGCTGCCTCGGAAGGCGAACAAGGCCTCTCAGGTCGCTGGTTTCAGAATCGGTCCAGTAAGAATGCTTTTGGTTATGGTTTGGCGAAAACCGCCTTGGTTGGCGCCATGGCTATCGCCGGTTCGGCCGTTACAAAGCGTCCCGTCCCCGTCGATTACGATGAAACTAGAGAAATTTACGGCAAAGATGGCAGATACACTGGAACTACGAGGGCCAGCCGTCGTTATGTAAGGTGAAATTGAACAACATTCTTAACTTTTTGAACTTTATCGTTAATTTTCTTTGTCTTACATTTGCAGTGTAAACCAATAACTATGTTACTATGAAAGCAAAAAAAGCGCCTAGACTCTCAGATCTCTCCGTCGATGTCGTCGAGTTCATGTTCACTGAGTGGCTCGTTCGTCAAAATTTATTCCTTGCGTATAAGGAGAATTTCGAGAAATTTTACACGAATAACCGGACTTTTCGCCACAATTTGCGTATTAGGCTTCGCAATCTGAGTCTTTTGTCTCTCATCGGCTTCGGTGCTATTATTTCTACGTCTTTTCCGTTTTCTATGACGCCGGAAGGTTATGACTTCTGGGTAGACAAGTCAAATCTTTGGAAGCAATTTTGTAATAAATTCAAATCTGACCTTTAAACTATATTGTTATGGCACAGATTCACGTTGTTATTCGCCGGGTTAATCCGGCTCTTAAAATCGACCTTG